GTGGTTGTTCTGTCATTGCTAAAAGGAGATGGCAAGATGGGATACACAGTATATATTACAGCAAATCGCTATTACGAAGTACATATCAAGGATGCAAAAGATACAGACGATGCAATGCAGCAGGCTTTGGAAAAGTATGATAACGGAGAGCTCGAAAGTTATGAGGATGAGTTTGAATCGGCGTTCGCGGAATCGGAGGATGATTGATTGGCAAGCAAGTGGCAAACCTGTCGGCTATCAGAAACTCAGGATCGTCGGGTGAAGTTGACCAAGGCAAAAAAGGAAGAAATCGCCCGTAAGTTTGAAACCGGCGAATACTCACTCCGGGGTCTGGCGCGGGAGTATAACGTCTCGCACAAAACGATTTCGCTCATTGTCGATCAGCGGGCAAAACGAAAAAACGACGAATACAACAGAACACACTGGATGTATTATCGTCCGGATGCAGAAACAATGCGGGAAGCGCACCGAAGATCAAAAGAATATAAAAAGCGACTGTACGAAAGAGGAGAGTTGAAATAATGGGACAGCGGTTGGTTATTACGGTCCATGCGTTTGATGAGGATATCGCCACGATCTATTATCACTGGTCTGCATATACAACCAGCGCACTGGACGAAGCTCAGAAGATCCTTAAAAATGTCAAATGGGAAGATACCACGTCAAAGGACGAATTGATCCTGCGTATCGTTCGCTTCATGGAGTCCAATGGAGGCTGTATCGATTTTGAGGATAAGCCGGAGTTCAATAAGCGTTTCCCGAATGTTGAGTTTAAGGACGATGGCTCCCGCAACGATGGTCTTGTTGCAATCTCTGAGCAGGTAATGGACAAGCAAAAATACTGGTCTGAGGGCGACTTGATCATTGATTTTGATAACGAAATGATTTGCAACTCGGTTTTCTGGTGGTATGATTCGGACGAATCTCTGCGGGATGAACTTGGCGAGGATTGCGATATTGATTTTGACACTATTCCGGAGCTCAAGATCGATCCCGGCGAATTTTCGTTCGATGATCTTACATATATGATCGAGACGTTTACAGATGGCTATAGTTATCATCGCTATCAGGGTGAAATCTTGGAAAGTATTGATGGTTGAGTGAGGTGATAAAAAATGACACGAGAGGAATTGCAGTTGATCATTGCAAGTGAACCGTATAATTTTCTGCGCACCAATCCGCATTTGGGCAAGCAAGTGATGTTTTTGACCATTGGCGGCAGCCACGCCTATGGAACGAATGTGGAAGGGTCAGACGTTGATATCAGGGGTGTCGCACTTAACACAGAACATGAGCTGCTTGGCATGGACACGTTCGATCACTGGGTCGATGAAACTACTGATACAACGGTATTCAGTTTCAATAAAGCAGTTAAGCTAATGTGCAGCGGCAATCCGAACATGCTGGAGCAGCTTGGAAATGCTGACGATCTTGTCATCAGCTATCATCCGGCCACAAAGCTTTTGATGGATAATAAGAAGTTGTTCCTGTCCAGACAGGTCGTGTATTCGTTTGGTGGCTTTGCAGATAAATTGTTCAAGAAGGCAGTCACTTTGGGCGAATGGTGTAATCAACACCCAGAAGATCAGATCACAAAGAAGCGAATGAACAAAACCATTATGAATATGATTCGTCTTTACCTTATGGTCTTTGATATTCTGGAAAAGGGTGAGATCATTACGAATCGGGCGGAGAACCACGACCTGTTAATGATGGCTCGAAACGGTGAATTCCAGGCTGCCAACGGTTATATCAAGCACGATGTAAAAGATTTCCACAAAGAATATGAAAAGCGCCTGCAGTACGATAAGGCGAACACTGCTTTGCCGGACACCATCGATAGAAACCGTGTCAACGAGTTAGTTGTGACTATCAATCGAATGGCGCTAACGGTGATGTAAAATGAAAATCGAAGACTATTCGCCAGATGAATTGGCTGAAATTTTTAAGGAAGAACTAGATCGTCTTAATATCCCATATCATTATGATCTGGACGCGGAAGTGAAATTTGCGCCATTGATGCCTGATGAACCAATTTTAGAAGTGTAATTTATTGGACTATTAGGATGATATAATTATAGGAAAGGAGTATACCCTCCACGGATGAGGGTATGAAAATTGAATATGTTGAAGCTGTCAGTGTCGAACGCAAACAGCAAGATGGGGAGTATCAAGTCGATCTCGATGCCCCGTATCAAAACCTGTGCTCCAGGCGTTCCGTGCGCAAAAATGTGCTATGTCAGTCACTTCGACTGGCGAACCACGGTACGAAACGCCTATGACAACAATTTGAATCTGTGGTTAACAGACCCTGACGGCTTTGAAGTCCAAGCGACTGCAGCTGCTTATGGGTCTTTTTATTTTCGGTGGCATGTCAGTGGAGACATCGTGGATGAACGATATTTCGATATGATGTGTCGCATCGCAACTAAACTCCCTCGCACCCAGTTTCTCGCATTCACCAAGAAATACGATCTGGTTAACACATTTGTGGAAGCGGGCGGTACGATTCCCAGCAATTTACATATTCTCTTTTCATCCTGGCCTGGCTATAATGTAAATAACCCCTATAATCTTCCAGTTGCTTATGTGGCATTTAAAGATGGATATTGTGAAGCGCCAGCAGATGCATATGAGTGTTCTGGACATTGCGAGGATTGTGCTTACGCTGGTAAAAACTGCTGGGTCATGGGGCGAGGCCAGTCCATTGTTTTAAAAGAGCATTAAGGATTTTATAGACCCCTATTATAATAATGTAGGAAGGATGATATAAATGGCGTATGTTCTTACCAACGGACACACCTATATCACAAAAAAGCCGAATGGCAAATTCACAACAACATACGATTCAAGCCTGGCGTCGCAGTATGATGCAGAAAGCAAAGCCTGGAACGTATTAAATTGTCTGCCGCGTACATATAAAGAAGCCGGGTATCTCCCAAAGAAAATCGAAGTCAAGGAAGCATCGGCACAGTTAAAAGAGCTGGCCGCTCCCGCACAGCCAGAACGAAAGCGGTTCGATCCTGTATCTTATCCAATCGAAGATTCAGAGTGGATGACTGATTTTAAAAAGAGTCTCAAAATTGTCGATAAAACTCTCAGCAGCTTAAAGCCGATGTATGCCAACCTCTATTCTGATCTGACTCGGGCAACAGATGAGATTGATGATCTGGAGCACGCCATTGAGCTTGTCAAGGCAAACGCGGTCCAGCGCTGCTTTCTGGAGAACGAACTAAAGAAGGCGCGTAAGATCCGCCGCGAGTGCAAGGATGCGATGAGCCTGATCGAAATGGTGCTAAAGTTCAATCTGGATGACTGGGGAACCGGCAGAGTGCAGTCTGAAATTGTTCGCCTGGAAACTCGGTGTTATACGCCGAAAGTCCGTGATGATATTTTTGTTTAAGGAGTGATTTATTATGAGTGGAGCAGTTTCGTTTGTTTTGGGTCTACTGGGGCTGGGAGCTTCTGGCGCGGTCAGTGCTGGGCAGAGTATGAGCCGAAAGAAAGCTGATTATGAATTTGGTGAAGCACATGGTTATCATGGAACACCAGATGTCCTTCAGATGCGAGATCGTGTCCGCAAAGAGTGGTGGAGTATGTGTGGTGACGTATATAATGCCTGTGGTAAGCCTGCGAGTGAGTATGGAAATCCATACAAAACCCCATATTGTTATTGTAAGAAGCGCTGGTTTATTGCCCATCTGAACGAAAAAGGCATTCCGTATGATGATGTTGTCGTGAACGATGTGACAGGAGTCACATTTTATGAGCGGCAGAATCAGCGGTCGAGGGAGTGGATGAGAAAGTTATGAAAGTTTATGACGCTTTGAAGTCAGTTTTAGCAGCTGTAGAAAAAAATCATTCAAAATTAAGAGCAGAACCTGATTCCGACGGCGTATCCCATGACAAATGGGAAGAAGAGGAAGAGGTATTAACTGACTTAGAGGAAAGTTTGGAAGAAGCAATTGAACAATATGAAAGTGCGATGGAAGTGAGAAGAAGTCTGCGCACAATAGTTCTAAACAATTAAAAGTTGTCGCTTTGGGTTGAAATACGCTATATTTTGTGGTAAAATAACAACCGAACTGAATTTAGTTAGAAAAACAGGACATCTTTTAGTTGTTTGGAGGGCAAAATGCGGATCACATATACTGCCCAGGAAATGTACGAACATATCCGATCATATGACATCATTGAGTTCTGGGGCAGCCGGAACGAAGAAAATGTCTGCATGATCAAAGCCAAGTCATCCTGCGTTGCACTGAGAAAAGGCAAGCGATACAACTACATCAGTATCGAATGCCAGTTTGACCACAGGTCAGACATCCTTTGTTGCTGCTGCAACATTACAGGCAACGTGTTCTCTTGTGAAGTTGAGAGGGGGAAAAAGTCTGAGCACCTTATTATTACATCCGATTATGCAGAGGAGCCAATCACACTTTTTTTAAAAAATCTCTGAATTGGTATTGTAAAGTGTGAATGAGTGTGGTATAATAAGGACACAAAGTAAAACAGATGGTCAGCAAGGAGGTCATAATATGTTTAAGGCTGGCTCAAGTGTCCCAAAAATCGGTGAGATCCGTCTCGGTTATGTTGCAGATGTTAAGCAGGAAGGAAAAACTGTCCATAAATATTATGGCGTTCATCCTTATCTGATCGTCAGCAACAACATCTACAACAAAAACTCTGGCCAGTGTGAGGTGATTCCATTCACCACAAAACGCTGGAACAGCCGCAACCCGGTCCATGTTGATTTTGGTGTAGGTGAAGTTGATGGCTTACCACATGAATCCACTCTTGTGATCGAAGGCCGCGATACGCTGTTAAACTCTCAGCTGAGCGAACCAATCGGAACGTTCTCTGATAAGAACTGGCAGCGCGCAGCGAACGCCATGGTGATCCAGTGTCCGATGCTTGCGGCGGCATTCAGTACAAATCTGGTCTCTGCATCATAAAATCTACGATTCTGTTTGCAAAATCTTCTTACATAGTGTACAATGAATCTAATAGTTCATATACCGACCCACTGTGTAAGGAGATATCAAACGATGAGACAGAGTGCGGAATATTATAATGAAGAGCTCAAGACCAGATTTATTCTGGATAAAATGTGCGAAAAAGATTCCAACGGAGATCCAGCTAAGGATTCCGCTGGAGAATATATCATTCTTGCTAAGAGTAAGAACAGGTATAACAAGGTTCGCAGCATTTTTCATAAGCTTGCCGCGTTCGAACAGAAGTATGAGAAAGACTTTTATGAGATCGAGTCTGACAAAGACGAAGAATTTATAAACGATCTGTTCTCAAGGTGGATCTCAGAACTGAATGAAAACTACAGCATCTTTGTGTTGTCTATTTTCAAGCAGTATATTATGTGGTGCAGAGATGAGGGTTTGCTCTCAACGCAGCGGTACTATCAGCATCCGTTCTTTGACATGGAAATGTCCGGATGGAAAAAGAAAGACACCAGTTCCACCTTCCGCTCTGAGCGTGTAAAGAACCAGCTGGAAGCCATTGCAAACAAGAGTACCGATGAATTGGCTGAAAACTATGTGTTTCCATCAGAAGATGATTTCTTCACCTACGTCGTTTCTGTGTTCTCGGAAGAAGGGGCTATTATGACAGGCGCAATCATGTGTCTGCTGTATTATGGATTCCAGTCCGAAGAGATTCGCGTCATCAAAAGAAAAGACGTTGATGTAGACACGAGAACCGTCTGCGGGAAATATATCGATCACGATATCGCATGGTCGATCATCTGTAAAGCCAAAAACACGACCACCTATCTCAAAAACCACGCAAAGGGACAACTTGGGAAGTTAGAAATGAATCTCGGCGATGGTCCATATCTTATTCGTACAAGCAGAGAGAGTTCCAATGATAACCCTGTGCCAATTGGATACTTCAAAGACCTGTATCGAAGAGAAAAGAAAATCGTCGAGGGGCTTCCGCCAACATCTAACTATAAAAACATCCTTGTTAAAACAAGCACCATCAAAAACCTGCGCGAATTCTATGAGATCATGTCGGAAGAGCATGAGTATGGTATCGAATATGTCGCGGAAAAATTCAGACAGAACCAATATGATACGCCGCTCACATTCCGAAAGTATCAAATAATGCGCGAGAAAGCAAGAAAATTATAAAAATGAAGGGGCCTGACCAGCCCCTGAATTTTTCCTTTACCATTCACACTTTACACTGTCATTATGATGAATAGGAGGTGATTGAAATGAGAAAGACGATTGCAGCCATTGTTGTAACCGGCGTTTATCTGCTGACGAATCTGCTCAGCGGGGAAGCAGCTGGTCCGGTCGAGACATATCAGAGCTGGAGCGATGAACTCAAGTCGTATACGCAGTCTGTATGTGACGAATACAATGTCGATTATTCGTTGGCGCTCGGTGTGATCTATAACGAAAGCAGGTTCCAAAGCGGCCTGACTCATGTGAATTCAAACGGCACAGTCGATTACGGTCTGATGCAGGTCAACGAGGTCAACTTCGATTATCTCAACAAGACGCTTGGCGTTCGATCCATGTCTGAACTGCTGGATGATAGAACGGGCATCAGATGTGGTGTTCAGCTGCTGGCGTATCATAAGCAGTACACTGGCAACGATTCGGCGGCGCTTCTTCGCTACCAGATCGGGGCAGGAAAGTACAAACAGTACCTGAGGAAAGGTCGGTACACCAACCAGACGCATCAACAGGTGCTTACATATCAGAGCGAACTCGCTTCTTATATGGATTCCTTACAGTAGGAAAAAGATCAGGCGGCAGAAAAACGTCTGTTTGATCTGATCAATCGGTGGAGTGAATCCACCTTTATATGCTGGAGTGGCGCAATGGTAGCGCAGGAAATTTGTAATTTTCAGGTTGCAGGTTCAAGCCCTGTCTCCAGCACCATTAGAACAGCGGGCAACCGCATCAAAGATTATGTATTACAAAGGAGAATAATTATGACTACTGAAACTATGACAATTCATCGCGCACTGGCCGAGCTGAAGGTTTTGGACGATCGTATCATGAAGTTGCTGAGCGAGGCCAAGTTTTGTGGTGCCGCTAAGAATTGTATGCAGAAGCTGGGCGGTGTAACTATTGAAGAGTACAAGCAGAATGCCCAGTCTACTTATGATAAGATCACTGATTTGATGGCTCGTCAGGCAGCGATTAAGCGGGCGGTGTCCGAGTCCAATGCGGTTACTCATGCTGTTGTATGTGGACATGATTATACTGTTGCGCAGCTTATTTGGATGAACCAGCACGGCATTGATTTCAAGAGTACTTTGCTCAATGTTCTGGAGCGTCAGTATGCAAGCGCAGTTGCTGCTACTGAGGCTGCAAACTCCAAGCTGAGTGATAAGGCAGATGATTTTATCAGCCGAAACAACGCTGGCGCAGACAAGAACAGTATGGATGCGGAAGCTGTTAAGGATATGCGAGAGAGCTACATTGAGCGTGAAACCATGCAGCTGGTCGACGGTATCAACATCAAGAAGATCAAGGAAGAACTGGCTGATGAGATCAATAAGTTCAAGGCTGAGGTTGACGCGGTTTTGTCTACTTCTAACGCCATGACTGAGATCACAATCGAATACTGATATTTAATCAGCGAAGCATATTCACTGTCTATCGAAAACGACAAACTGTAATCGTTCGTTCTTTGCTGATGGTAGCCTGCTTGAACGAAATCAAATAATAAAAAAGCTAATAACCATTCATATAAAAGCTGGCCTCATAAGCCGACAAGATGAAATCAAGTAAAATATTTGGTAATACTTGAATTTTTGGATTTGTCAAGAGGTTAAGACGCAAGCCTATAAGCTTGAAACGATGGTTCGAATCCATTATCCAAAAAAATCGAATCAAGAGAAGGAGTTGTCCCAAGGGCCAACACGTAGTTGATTCAAATGTCTTGGAAAGGTTAACGGTTATTGATTTAAAGGTTAAAGGTTGAAAGTTCAAAGCTTAAACTTCTAGCTAAAGATTAAACAGTAACGAATACAGGTCAAAGGTTTATAAAATCCATGGGCACAGGTTTGTGGATCGATTACATAAGTCCCGTTGTTTACCACATGGCTGGTAGATGGTGAGCGCCTTGGCAGGGGCGTAACAATACCTGCCGTTTATATGGTTCGGTAGCTCAGAAGGATAGAGCACTAGCCTGTCACGCTAGGGGTCGTGGGTTCAATCCCCATCCGAATCGCTTATGGTCCTATAGTTCAGTTGGTTAGAACGAGAGACTGTTAATCTCTATGTCACCTGTTCGAGTCAGGTTAGGACCTCTTTATGGTTCTGTAGCTCAGTCGGTAGAGCAGGGGACTGAAAATCCCCGTGTCGCTGGTTCGATTCCAGCCGGGACCACCAATGTGTAAGTTGATTTGATAATTGAATTTGGTCGAAATCCTCCATAAAAAGGTTGTCCGCCAAGGTCGAAAAATCAACATGAATTCTCACCAAAATGATGTTATCAATGAAATTTGCAATAGGATTAGCGAGGCAGTCACACTCCTGATCAGGGGCCGATGTAGCAAGCTTGGTCAAACTGCGTGCCCTGACGATGATAAGATCCGCATTCCAGGCGCAACTGTGCGTGAGTCTCACCAACCCGAAAACAGTGAGAGGTGAAGGAATAACACTGAAAAACCTTATGTAGCGCGGCTATAACCCGGAAGAGGCTTGACCCAAAAGGATGATCGAGTTTGAGAACCGCAGTGGATAAGCATATCGCCAATAGTGCTCTGAAGAGTAACGGTAAATGCCGGACGCCTGACCCGTTAAAGCCAGGACGAGGATCACAGGTGACATCCCTCTGTGATCTATATTATGCGATCGTAGCTCAATTGGTAGAGCACTTGACTTTTAATCAAGGGGTAGCGGGATCGTAACCCACCGGTCGCACCAATACCTGTCTGTGGTTGGGTAAACAGTCTTGTGGAGACGCTGACAAGATAGAAGAGCGAGCGTCATATCCGTGGGCGGGCATTCGGATTCGATGTGCGCCCATAGCTTAATTGTTAAAGCCGCAGTCTCTAAAACTGTCATTTTGCGGGTTCGAATCCTGCTGGGCGTGCCAAACAAATTACATAACAGTATCCCTATTTCTCAAGAAAGGAGCTAGTCTTGTGAAACAGCAGCAAATTTATAAAGGCATCATAGGCCATCAAGGCTGTGGTGCTGATGAATTTGAACATCGATACGGACGTTGGAGTGGAGTTCGAAATAACTGGGCAAAGGCAAAACTTCGTGATAAGCGTCTTGCGAAGCACAGGACGAATCAAATCAGAAATGAACAAATCAGGAAGGAGCTTGAAGATTATGGCAATGATTGATCCGCACAATGATGACTTCGGTGCCATTTGTAATTGTGCTATTCGATACGCAGTTGGGCGCAGAACATATATGCCTGGTCTTGTGATCGATTTCATCACACCGCACCTGAGTGAGTTGACAGATAAAACGCTATGGTGCTTTCAGCGGGATCTATATCAGCGTCTGGATGAAGGGTTTGATTTTGGAGATGAATTTGATCTTCAAAACTGGATGAGTTTTTTGGAAGACGTTGATAAAGAGATTGAGAAAAGAAAAACAGATGATGCTTGATGCGTTTATTGCGGCTTCAATATGTGTTCTCACAATCTTTTGGAGCTGTTGGAAGTTTTGTGGCGATTTACATTTTCAAGACCCAGCAGCTCGTTTTTGGGCGTGGGTTGGAGCAAATCTAATTGCTATATTTATGGTCGTGTTTATTTATTTGGTTATTAGAGGGTGAACAATCCTCTTTTATATGCTTGGTTGGCTGAGTGGTTTAAAGCAACAGTCTTGAAAACTGTCGATGGCAATACATCCATCCGTTCGAATCGGATACCAAGCGCCAATCCAGATTGAATTAGGAATCGCTTATGGCGGAGAGTTAAATCCACCTACCCAGGAGACAAGATAATGCTTTCAATCGGCAAAAAGGCTTAGGTCTTTATTTTATGTGGCCTGTTAGTCAAGAGGTGAAGATGCTGCCCTTTCACGGCGGAGACATCGGTTCAATTCCGGTACAGGCCATTTTTTGAAAATTAAATATTGTGAGGTATCAAAATGAAAACAGAAGATTGGATCTCCGTAAAAACTGATTTGCCGAAAATTCCAGACGGCGAGATTTGGAGCAAAAATGTTTGGATTTATGATGAGAAATACGGACAGCAACAAGGGTATTTTACAACTGATGGGGTATGGTATGAGTTGAACGAGTGTCTTTGGCTAAAAAATGTTACACATTGGATGCCTCTGCCAGAAGACCCGCCAAAGGAGAAAAATGAATCATGAAAACGACGAAGAAAGATTGGATCTATCGTGTGATTCTTCTGATTCTGTTGGCGATTATCTGGGACATTGGCGCGGCTCTGACTTCGCCAATTTTTGTTCCACAGAAAGGCGCTGTGTTTCGGGAATTCTTCTTGTTGATCCAAAATGGAACAATGTTGAAAGCATTCCGATATTCGCTGGTTCGCATTACGGTGGCAGCCGCTTTGAGTGCCGGCATCTCAATTCCTCTTGGCTGTCTGATGAAAATCTGTCATCCGCTTCAAAAGCTGCTCTATCCAGCAATTCGAGCAATGCGGTTTTTGCCAGTCACTGCCTTCTATCCACTGTTGACTATGTGGTTTGGAATCGGAGAGAAAATGAAGATCGCTTTCTTATTTGTAGCCAGCTTCGTGTTCATGCTTCCAAGCGTTCTGATCGCCCTGGATGATGTCAGTGATGATGTGATCGAGGCGGCCAGCATTGATGGAGCAGGGAAGTTCAGCACAGTAACACGAATCGTCTTCCCAATCGCAGCGCCTTCCATCTGTCAGTCATTCGCCACAATGTATGCCATCGGTTGGACCTATATCGCAGTGGCCGAGACAGTGAATGCGAAGTACGGTATTGGCTATCTGATCTATACTTCGTCCGCTCGTGGCCGTACATCTCTGGTGTTTGTTGGAATATTGGCGATTGTGATTTTCAGTATTCTGTTTGATTGGATCACAAATATCTGTATCAAGAAGATTTTCAAGTGGAAATTTTCATAAGGAGGACAACATGTCGCACGAAATTGAGTTATGTGGTTGTTTGACCATCCCAGATAACGCGAATTTTGATGAAATCACAGACGTGTTCTTAGATTTTGTTGAGTCGCATGGTTGGTACTATGGTGGTGGGTTCTCTGAGATTCGAGACGGCTGTTATGTGAAGCCGGACGGGACTAGTGGTGATCCAATTTATAAATCAAATAAGGAGAAAGATTATGGCACATGAAATTAAAATTATGGGATGTCTGAGTATTCCAGATAATACAAGCTGGGAGGAGTCAATAAGTTTATTTGTTGAATTTATCGAGTCACATAATTGGTGCTATTATGGGGATTTTGCTGAGATTCGTGATGGAAAGCAAGTAGGTTATGGCGTAATAAAAAAAGAAAACGAGGAGAAAAATTATGGCGAAGAAAAGTTTATTTGAAAAACTCGGTCTTGTTGAGGGTGTAGCTGCTTCTGAGTATGATATGCCGGATACCACGAATGAGCTTCGCGTTTGTAGTGGCGTCGGAGATCATTACATCAATGGAGATTTCCCAGAGGACGAACCGGTTCAGGTCGAGGTTCCTGAGGGCGATACCATTGATGTCCGGGCGGTTTACGAGACCAATGGTATGAACCCTGCCGACGCTGTTACTGTCTACAAGATCAAAGATGTGATCGATACATTCCCGTCTGAGATGCCCACAAAGACTAAACGTGCCACAGTAAAAAATCTGATGGCGACACTGGGATATGATGCAACCGCGATTATCTCTGATGCGAAGCAGCGCAAGGAGCTTCTGCGGGCTGTTGGTAACGATAAGATGAATGCGTTGTTTGACGAGATGAAGAGCAACGACCAGCAGATCGAATCTATGAAGGAACAGATCGAAGCTTTGACGAATCGCAACGTTGAAGCTGGTGCGGCCATCGAAAAGATCACCAATACAGTTCAGGATGAACTCAAGATGATTTCTTCTATCGAGGAATTTATCGAAGAGGATAAGACGGAGCCCGCCGGGAAGGAGGTCGCCCAGTAATGTTTTCTTTCACGATTGCTGAGTTTACTTTTCTCTGTGTTGGTTTCGCCTTTGTTGGCAGTTTAATTCTGTTTCCGTCATTCCGTCAGCAGCTCAAAGCTCTTGCCGGTGGTTTCTTGCAGGTCTTTGTGCAGGATACAGCCAAGACACCAGATGGTGCACGCGCTATCTATGCTCAGAAGATCGATGAGATGACTGAGAAATACACAGATGCCTGCAATACTCTGCGAGACCTGACTGGTAAGCTCAAGACGATTCAGGATAACTACGCTGTCTGTCAGAAGCAGGCGAAAGGTTACGATGAACGTGCAAAGGCTGCTATGAGTCGCGGTGATGAAGAGTCCGCAACCACTTACGCTCGTCTTTTACAGGAAGAGCTCGATAAAGCCGAGAACCTATCTGCTCAGTTCCAAAAAATGAAACCAGCGGCGGAAGAGGTCAAGGCAATCAAGGAAAAGCTTGAAAATCAGTTGGCTGCTCTGAAGCGCGAAAGCAAGGATGTGGTGGCCGAATTGAAGGCGAACGAACAGGTCGCAGATGTGTATTCCAATCTGGATCGTCTGCGTGCATCTACCGGCACCGATAAAATGCTCAACGCTACCCGTGATGGCCTTCAGGAAAGTCGCGAAAAAGCAGCGGGTGCAAAGGTTCTGTATCAGACTAGTCGAGAGGGAAAGCTGGATAAAGCGGACGCAAATACTGCTGATTATAAGGTGAGTTCGTATCTGGATAGTCTCAAAAGGAGCAATCCAAACGTAACAACTTACAGCATTCCTGATCTGAATACCCTCACAAAGTCTTCTGGATTGAACACTCAGTCCAAGAAATAAAATCAAAATTAAATAGGAGAGAATAACATGTCTAAGTTCAAATTGACTAAGGCTGGCCGCGCTGTTGTTGGTGTGGTCCTTGCTGTGGCTGTTGCTATTGGTGTCGTTGGTGGCATCAAGGGCGGTGTGATCAAGTTCGACAAGAAAAAACCAACTGCGTCTGATAAGCCTGCCACGAATGTCACCACGAATGCATCAACCAGCGACGACACGATCAATCTGTCTCTGGATGAGTGGGCGGGATGGTTGAGCTGTATCACCGCAAATGGAGGTCTCACCACTCAGCCCGGCTCTGTATTTGACCAGCTCGGCATCAAGGTGAATATCAATGTCATCAACGATGCTACTGAGTCCAGCAATGCATTGATCTCTGGTGATCTGCAGGCCGCTGGTTATACTACGAACCGTGTCGCGTTCCTGTCTCAGAAGTTTACGGATGCCGGTAAGAATATCATCATGCCGGTGTTTACTAACTACAGCTATGGCGGCGACGGTATTATCGCTTCCACTCAGTTTGCAGATGTGAATTCGTGGGTCAATGCCAAGATTGGCGTTCCTGAATTCTCTGAGGCCGAAACCTTGGTCGCTTGGTTTGTCAATAATTCCAACCTGTCCGATGCGGATAAGGCAACCATTATGAACAACCTGATCATGTTCGGTACGGCAGATGATACTGCTAAAGCATACTTTGCTGGTCAGATCGATGTGGCTGCAACATGGGAGCCGTACCTGACTCAGGCTAAGACCTATACCAACAGCACCGTTGTTTTTGATACCAAGTCTTCTTCTTCTCTGGTCATGGATGGCATTGTGTTTGATGCCGATTGGGCCGCAGCTCACGAAGATACTGTCAAGAAGTTCGTCAATGGTATTCTGATGTCTTATGATCAGCCCATCAATTACGACGCAGCCCGTGAAGTGTTCCCGATGTACTCCACTTCCAGTGATGCCGATATCGACGCTACTTACGCCAATGCCAAGATGGCCAGCTGGAAGGACAATTACAACATTCTAAACGATACTGCTCCCATGATCTATAACCAGATGTGCGATATCTGGGAGGCTCTGGGCGAAACTGTCAATCGCGGCCTTGTGGACACGATTTTTGATACCACTTATATTGACGCTCTGAAAGGTGATTTTAAATCCACTTCCGCCGCAAATGCCACCACAAAGGTGACTGTAAGTGACGAAACCCGTGCCAATATCACCCAGCAGGTCACTGGCAATCTGGATTATGATTCCATGCTGAGCAAGACCGCCAATGTAACATTTGTCCCGGATTCTTCTGTGTTCACCGATCAGGCCAGCGCAGCCTCTGTTCTGGATGATTTCGTAAATATCGCCAAGACTCTGGATGGCACAATGATCGTTATCAACGGCAATATCAATGCGGACACTCAGACTGATTTTGGTATTCAGCTCTCTGCAAATCGTGCTCAGACTGTTGCCAACTATCTGGCTTCTCAGGGTATTGATCAGAATCGACTGATTATTACAGGCTCTGGCAATGCAAAGTATCAGGCCGACAAGGCTGCTGGTGCTCTGAAGCCGGATGCAAGCGTATACCAGTCTACCGATATCAGCTTTATGCGAATCGAGAACTGAGGTGATTCAGATTGATCTGGATTGAAATCAGTAAAGCAATTTGGATTGTGGGCGGATTGATGCTGGCTTCTTTTGCAGCTGGTTATCTCTTCCGTGGTCCAACTTCTAAGATTTAAAACTCACGGCGGTGCTCAGGTAGCACTGGGTGCCGCCTTATATAATGTGCTATAGCCAAGTCGGTCAAGGCAAGGGACTTTGACTCCCTGATCGTGTGTTCGAGTCACACTAGCACAACCAAAAAACAAATCGGATAGGGAGGTTCACAGATGACTACTCCAGAACAACTTGAAATTGCACTTCGGGACTTTATTTATCAATGCGGAAAAAGATACGAAAACGAATTGGGCTGCGATGATTGTATCTACTGGAATTTTTGTACCCGATTCTATACTCCGCATTGTGATTGTCCTGATGAATGGACGATTTATGACAAAGTAAGCCCACTTCCGTCTTAATTTGAAAAGGAGTTTCCAGATGGCAGTTTATATAACAGGTGATATCCATGGCAACCCAAGTCGATTTTATGATCTGAAGAGTTTCTGCAAGGTGCATTCAGACGCAGAATGGTTTATCTGCTTGGGCGATGTTGGTTTGAATTACTACGGCGAGGATCACCCGCAGGAGATGTATATCAAGAATATTGCGGATGAAATCCCTGCAAAACTGTTCTGTATTCATGGCAATCACGAGCGGCGTCCTACAGAAGCAGATGGATATAAACAGATCGATGTCACAGAGGGTGCGATTCAGGGTCCGATGATGTGGCACGCAGAACACCCTAACCAGTATTTTGCCATCGACGGTGCCGTATATACGATTTTTACATCCGACCGTGTGTTGACTGCACTTGTTTGCGGCGGTGCTTATTCGGTCGACAAGGATTATCGTCTGCGGCGCGGTTGGCATTGGTGGCCGGATGAACAGCCAAATGAACTCACGAAGGGGCTGGTACGGTTGATGGCAACGGAAAAACAAATCGATATTATGTTGACCCATACCTGTCCGCTGCGGTTCGAGCCAACTGAGCTTTTTATCTCTGGCATTGATCAGAGCACAGTAGACCAGTCAACAGAACGATTCTTTGATGAAATCTACTCCTTATTCCCGGCATACCAAGAGCCAATGTGGTACTTTGGCCACTTCCATGGAAATAAATACACGGATGAATACGTGATGCTCTTTGATGACATCATGGAACTGAAGTGAATTTATAAATAGTAAATCGAAAGGGGAGTACAGATGCTGTATGGACGTGCGTCTCCTGATTTGATTCGATAGCATTTCGTCAAATTAGATAGGAGAAAACAATATGACTTGTAATTTTTGTGGTAAGACTCTGGACACCTGCGATGAGATCAACCTTGGTAACCTGGAACTGCCTTTCTTCTACGGGAGCAAGCGTGATGGGGACAAGATGAAGTTTTCTCTCTGTTCTGGCTGTTACGACAAGCTGGTAGATGAATTTATGTCCAGATGCAAACACGAGCCCATCGTTGTTCCCTTTGCCCCCAGGATGCCGGAGTGGGAACATAAGACTACTGAAGAATCCGATTATTGATAACTAATTACATAGGAGGTACATATGGCAAGTAAGGAAAATAACGTTTACTCTCGCTTTAGCTTTTGCGGAAAGGTTACTGTTTCCAAAAAGGTCCCGTTCGTGAAGCGCGACACCTACGACAAGGGTGAGAAGATCAGTATTAACTTTGGTATCAAAGCCGGGAACAATCTCGGTTATGTCAAGCTGGAAGGCTTTAAGAATGACGAGATCAAGACCATGGATACTGACCGAAACAATATCGAGGTCGCGTGGAGTGATCGTCTGGACGAAGATGTGATCAAGACTGTTGCCAGCACCAAAAAGTTCACAGTGAACCTGGGCGAGCGCAAGGAGTTCATTACCGAGTGGGACATGATCGAGTATCTGGAGTCCGCTCTGGCCGGTTATGAGGACGATATTGTTGTTACTGGTAAGTTCGTTCTGCGTCCCGGCACCGGTAAATACAAGGATCAGGTTTATCGCGAGTATCAGATCCAGAACGTGTACATGCCCGGTGAAAAGGAAGTTCCTCATCTGACTATGAATCTGGACCTGTACTACGACAAGGACAGCATGGATACAACCACTCTGAAGGATGACGGCAAGATTGTAATGCATTGCTACACTCCGATGTGGTCTAAGGCAGATGGCGCACAGAAGATGTTCCAGATCGACACCGTGTTCAATACCGCTGTTTTTGATATGGACAAGCCGAAGCACAAGGCAATCCACGATTACAAGATGCGCTATCTGGAAACCAAGTCTCGCAATCCTGTCCATATGAATTGGCAGATCGCGGTCGTCAATGGCGCTGAAGAGGTTCCGTTTACTATGGATGGCCTGACTGAACAGCAGCGGGAGCAGGTCGAACTCGGTATCTCTAAGATGGAAGATTTCAAGCCGCGTGGAAATATCCTCGGTGATCGGGAAAAGGAGTTGCGTCTGGTAAAGCCTATCCTGACTGGTGAATTTGAGGAGTGCAAGACCGCAGCTGATTCTGGTTACACTGCTCGTGAGTTCGAGGATGAGATCTGGACCCCGGCGGTTGATGAAAGCGTGGACGATATGATGAAGGGCGGTTCCAAGGCTAAGACCAAGGCAAAAGCTGCTCCTGCAGTCGAGGCCCCGGAAGACAGCGATGATGATATCGACACCATGTTTTGATCCTGTCGATTTACCATGGAATGAAAATTAAAAGGAGAATACATAATGGGTTTTAAAATCAATCGTATTAAGGCAGACCTTGGCAGCTATCCTCATTATATGCTGCTCGGAATTCGCAAGATCGGCAAAACCACCTTTATTCGTGACCTGATCAAAGAGAAGTATGGTGATGCAACCAAGGGCCTACTGATTTCTTGCGGTGCTGAGAATGGTTACCACGCTCTGGATGATCTGCAGGTTGAAGAAGCGAAGGTTTTCAATCAGGACTACGACGAAGAGACCGACAGCCGTGGTTTCATTCAGATTGTTGATGATATCGTCGAGAATAATAAGGACTATGGCATTAAGCTGGTCGCCATCGATACCTTGGATTGCCTGTATGATATCGCTGCACAGGAGGCCATTCGGTTGTCTCGTAAAGAGACCGGTAAGCCGTGCAAGAGTATCAACGATGCATTTGGAGGCTACGGCCGTGGCTTAGACCGTGTGATTGCACTGATTCAAGAGCAGATCACTCGTCTGGAAGATGCCGGTATCGCTGTGTTCATCTTGTCTCATGTTAAGGAAAAGACTCGTACTGATATGGTTACTGGTGAAGAGTATCAGGTTTGGACAAACAACCTAATGGACAAGGTGTATGGCGCAATTGCCGATACTGCACAGATGGTTATGATGGCGGTCTTTGATCGTGAGATCAAGGATAAGAAGGTCACTGGTGAAAATCGTGTCCTGTATCTGCGTGCTACTGCAAGTCTGGATGCTGGTTCTCGTTTTCACGGTCTGCCTGAGAAGGTTCCTTTCACCCCCAAGGCTTTCGTCGAAGCGTTTGAAGAGGGTGTTAAGAACTCTGCCACTATGAAGCCGATGACTGATGCTGATATGGCTGCCCGTCAGAAGGAAGAAGCCGCACAGCAGGAAAAGACGGCAGAAATCGCTCGTCGTAAGGATGCAGAAAATCGTGCCGCAGCTCAGGCTGAAGAGGACGAGCCTTACCGTGCCGAGTGGATCAGCGCAATTCAGGATCGTTTCGGTAACGCTTCTGCCGATGTTAAGGCTCAGATCAAGGCGATCCGCGATGAGATCGGTCTTAAGTTTTCTGATCCGGAATTTCCTATTGACGCATTGAAACGCGTTTATTCTTTGGTCTAATCATTCACACTTTATATGGTCATTCTGAAGTAAATACGCAGGGCGGGATGGTGGGTATGTTGAGGTAGGAAATATGGCAAAGGAACCTACAGTTAAATGTATGGCTACCGGGGTGCAAGGCCCCAGGAGTCAATTTTATAAAGCGCCAAACAATCGCTACTTTCAATCGGAAGCGGTTTATCAGGCGTGGTTGTCCGGGCGGCGCATGGAAAAGGCGAAAAAGAATAAGCCCGCTCCTCAAAAGAAGCCAGGCCGCACGATGGAATCTTACAAGAAGCTGTGCAGTACGATCGCTGATTTTATTGGATATGACCCGGAAAATGGTCAGCCAATGCCAACGATCGTATTTCGCCGGCTGAAGGAACTGGATTTCTACTCGGATGAAATCATTCAGCAAACCATGGATGAAAACGAAAAGTCGATTCGGTGGGCAATGCAGAATAAGAAGTTCGAGGATGACGCAGGGAAGTGCAGCTATCTGATGGCGATTATTCGCAACAATATCGGCGCTGTCTACCGGCGTGAAAAAGATAAGGCAGAAAAAACTGTCAAAAACAAAGCAGAACCCAATCTTGACATGATGCTCGACTTGTCAACGATCGGTACTGCACACAAAGGAAAAGATGTTAGCAGCTTGCTAGGAGGTGACGATTTATGGATTTAACCAAAGCGATTGAAAAAATCGAAGTGAATCGTGTACAGGCCGAAGCAAGCTTTGTTTTTTGTTTGTGGAAAGATCCCCAGCGATACGACGATTACAAAAACATCAACGAAGGAACAGATAAAACCCTGATCTGTGAAGAACAGGTTTTCTATTTCATGGTCGGTCGCGGCATTCGTCGGCAGGGCTTTTCTAATATCGATAACATCACTCTTGATACATATCTGGCTGACAAACCTACACTCCGTCGGCATTACGAAGAACTGAACGGCTGGCGTGCTTGTAAGGCGATGATGGATCTGGTCGATCCGGAGAACACGGACAGCTATTACAACCAAATCGCCAAAATGAATACGCTCAAAATCTTGGCCACCAAGTATGATGAGCTACTCAGTCACCCGGAGCGCTTTGATGATGCCACGAATGAAGATGTGTATAACACTTTCGAGCTGCTCAATAACAGTGTGGCGCTGACAACCGGCAACGATTCAAAGATCGAAAATCTTGTTGTTGATGAAAAATACATCCAGCAGTGCAATGCCGGCATGGATCAGGGAATCAGTTATGCAGCCGGAGCACCTCTATTGAATTATCTGACACTTGGAGCTCCTGTTGGGGATATGTATTTGTTTGCTGGTCACAGCGGCACAGGAAAATCAAGTTTTATCTTTGAAAATATGGTTCTCCCGTTTGCAGAAGGTGGTACAGGCGTTGCGATTATTTCAAACGAGATGCAGAGCAAGGCATATAAAAACATGTTACTGGTTCACATTCTCACGAAAGAATTGGACTACTGGAAAATCACTCGTAAAAAGCTCAGTCTTGGCCATTTTAATGAAGAGGAGTTGGAGATGCTTCGTAAGGCAGCAGCCATTACAAAAGAAAAGTATTCCAATATTCGCTTTGTAAAAATGTTCGAAAACGACACTTCTAAAGTGCTTCAGTACATCAAGCGTCTTGCAAGATCCGGCACAAAGGCAATCATCTATGACACCATGAAATCGGATGACGGTATTGACGATAAGATGTGGCAGGCATTGTTGATGAACAGCCGTCGCATTTTTAATACCGTTTCAAAAGAACAGGTCGCTATGATCTGTACTTTCCAGTTGGCTTTACATACTACGAATCAGCGATGGCTTGATGCAACTTGTTTGTCAAACTCAAAACAGATAAAAGAAGTGGTGGCTCAAGCCGTATTCGCAAGACCAGCCTGGCAGGATGAGTACACCGGTGAGAAATTTGATTGTAATCCCTATCGGCGGAATAAGGACAATCCAAAAATCAAAGAGCCATTCATCATGGATAAAGACAAAAAGTATATGGTTCTTTTTCTGAACAAAACTCGTTCTGATGAAGATGGCCAAACTCTTCTTTATCAGTGGGATTCAGCTTGGAACCGTTGGATCGAAATCGGTTTTTGCACCATTGTAAACGATCATGGCCAGTACGACCGCAGATAAATAAGAAGGGAGGCTTCGATATGGATGGATGTCAATGTATTAACGTCTAAGCTTGAAAATCAGCCAGACAAAATCATTCAGATCCTTGAAGCACTTGGCTTTGAAAATATCAAGTTCAATCCTCTCAAAAATAATCTGCGGTTCGCTCGGGAAGAGCAGCGAAATCCAACCAGTTGTATGCTCGATTGCGGCACGCTTCGGTTCTTTGTTTTCTCTACAAACCAAAAGGGGAATCTTTTCAGTCTGATTATGGATGTCAAAAGATGTTCGTTTCCAGATTCTTTGAAATTCGCTGCACAAAAGGCTGGCATCTCAGAAGAAGAGATCAACATCAAAACGCATTGGCCGTTCGGTGGATTCTTTCTAAAACTGATGCCTGACTATGAAGAAGAGATGGAAGATTTGAAAACGTACCCGGAGGAGACTCTGGAACCGTATGCCAACAAATACAATCTCCGCTTCATCAAAGATGGCATCAGCCTGGATACTCAGCACAAATTCGGTGTCGGTTATGATGTGGAATCAAATCGAATTACGATCCCAGAGCGTGCAACTGATGGTTCTTTAATCGGCATCATGGGCCGCGCCAATTACGAGTGCGAGCATGATAAACGCTGGTATCCGTTGATCTCTTGTCCACGCAGCAAAACACTGTTTGGATACGCGGAGAACTACCATCGGATTCAGGAAACAGGGAACATCGTTCTGTTTGAATCTGAAAAAGCAGTTCAGCAATGTGATTCGTTCGGCTGCAATATTGCCCTCGCAACGTGCGGCTGTCATGTATCGGATACACAGGCCAAATACATCAAACGAATGCTGCCAAAGAAAATCATTCTGGCCTATGATGAAGGGCTCGAAGAAGAGCACCTGGTCAACGAATGTAAAAAACTTATCGTGAACAATCCGATCTTAAAAACAAAGGTTGGATACATATGGCCTGACGGGTTGATTCAAGAGGGCTCCAAAATGAATATCGCTGATCTTGGTAAGGATGTTTACAAAGAGGGCGTAACAAAATATGTGAAATGGGTAGAGGAGTGATGTAAATGGGACAAAGAGTAATAGCCCCTGAGCTACAGGCACTGTATGACAAAGGGGCACAGGTGTACAGCTATTCAAAGCTGAGTACGATCCACGATTGCCCATATAATGCATATCTGACTTATATCAAGCCGCGAGATCAGTGCGCCAATGTGTATTCCTCTCTTGGTACTGTGGTCCACGATACGCTGGAAGGAATCATTGAAGGGAAGAACACAGAAGCGGATATCGGTCCTGCCATCGAAAACGGTCTGGATGAACTCGATATGCTTGGAATTGATTTTCCTAAAACGAGAGATGGCGGCAATGGCATCCGCGATAAATGGATCTCAAACATGCGTTGTATGGCTCGTGATTGGGTCAGTCCAAAGGGTGAATACGAAATCGAAAAGCTGCTCATTCTAAAGCTTCGTGATGATCGTTACCTTCAAGGTTATGCGGATCTGATTCGTGTCCTGCCAGACGGGCGGCTGCAGGTGTTGGATATCAAGACTTCCAGTCAGTTTAAGGATGAGGACCTGCTTCACTATGGTCGTCAGCTGGTTGCTTATACTCTAGCGCTTGAACAGGCTGGATTCACCTGTTTGTCGCCAGCGTGGATCATGGTGAAATACTGCAAGATTACATACGAAACCGGATTCGGAAAACGTGCAAAACCAGCCGAAAAGGTGCTTGATCGATGCAAAGTGGGTTACACGCTGCGGTCCACAGTTCGTTCCAAAATGAAAGCCGCCGGGTATGACAGTGAGCAGATCGAAATTGTTACCCAGGCATTTATCGAATCGAACGATATCAATGATCTGCCGGAAGATATTCGCTGCCAGTTCAAATTGACTACATATGTCAGACCGTATCCTGTCACCGATGAACTGCGCAAAGAATGTATTGATTACATAAACGAAACAGCGGACGAGTTCGAGGAGCGGAAACGCAGTGGCGAATGGCCTGCACGAGAGATCGAAGAGAAAAATGGCAGTCCCAATTTCTTCTGTACCAATCTTTGTGGTCATCGTAAAACCTGTGAACCGCTTCGGGATTGTATCAACAAGCGGCCGTTTTATGCGGCAAAAGACCCAAGTGTGGTCGGTATAGACGATTTGTTTTAAGGAGGATTCATGGAGCAAAACTATGTTGTATACCATTTGCACGACGATAAAGGTTCGCTCCTTGATTCTTGTACAAAATGGGAGGATTATGTTGATCTCGCTGCTTCTTACGGGATGAAAGCGATTGCTTCTACCAACCATGGCTACAACCTTAACTGGACTGAAAAGAAACAGTATGCAGAGAAAAAGGGCTTGAAATTCATCGTCGGTTGCGAGGTATATCTTACTTCTGAGATATACCACTATCCAGAAATCCCTGATGAGGTTTATGAATCTTATCAGGGATGGGACCCGCAGGAAGCACAAGAGGAAATCGGTAAAATGATGGATGCTGAACGCTATAAAGTTCGCGACAACTTCCATACGATTCTTCTTTGCAAAAATGCTCGTGGTGTTTTGGAACTGAACAAGGTGATGGGCACGTCTTATGATGCTGATCACAAGTATTATAAGCCCCGTATCACTTTTGAAGAATTCTTTGGATTGTCTGATAACATCATCAAAATCTCTGCCTGTCTGGCAAGTCCGCTTCGTAAATACACGTCAGAATGTGATGGATTTCGTCAGGAAGTCTATGACAAACTATGCAAGACCTATGACTATTATGAGATTCAGTATCACGATTGTGACGATCAAAAAGAGTATAACCAGTATCTCTGGGAGCTTTCTAAGAAATATCACAAGCCACTGATTGCTGCAACTGATACCCATAGTCTGAATGCGTATAAAGCAGAGTGCCGCAAGATCCTTATGATGGGCAAGGGAATCGAGTTCACTGGTGAGGACGAATTTGATTTGACCTTCAAGTCTTACAATGAGCTGGTCGACGCGTTCACTGTGCAAGATGCACTCCCTCGTGAAGTCTGGATGGAAGCAATCGAGAATACGAATCGGATGGCAGATAGTGTCACTGATTTCACTCTAAGCACAAAGGCACGATATCCCATTTTGACCGGGACTTCTGAATCAGATGCCAATGTTTATATCAAACGTACCCATGATATGCTGAACGACAAAATTCGTCGCGGTATCATTCCTGGATATGAAGTCGCCCAGTTTAAGGCAGATGTTGAAGAGGAGCTTACAGTCTTTAAGAAAACCAACATGCTGGGCTTTATGCTTTCTATGAGCGACCTGATGATTTGGGGCAAGGGAGAGGGCATTCCGTTCGGACCAAGTCGTGGCTCTGTTGCAGGTTCTCGGTGTGCATTCGTCACAGATATCATCGATGTTGACCCGGCTCGCTGGAATCTGGTGTTCTCACGATTCTGTAATGAAAACCGTGTCGAGATTGGTGATATCGATATCGACGTGCCAGATGCTTATCGTCCCATGATTTACAACCACATCTTTGAATCGTTCGGTCGTGAGAAGTGTGCGTATGTTCTGGCTATGGGTACTTTGGCAGGAAAAGCGACAATCGACGAGATTGGACGAGCTCTTGCAAAGGTCTGGAAGCGTGAAAATCCGGATGCAGACGAATCTAAGAATCCTTATTCCCTTGATCGAATCGCAAAAGTGAAAAAGGAATACGATGCCAGCGCTGAAAAGTGTCGTGCAGATCATCCTGATATCTTCTACTACTTTGATGGATTGCAAGGAACGATCGTGTCTCTGTCACATCATCCGGCTGGCGTTATCATCGCTCCAATCGACCTCTATAAAAGGTATGGTGTCTTCCAAGATAAAGACGGGCTGCCCATTCTGTGTCTTGACATGGAAGCGTCTCATGCAGTCGGTCTGGCAAAGTACGATATCCTCGGTCTTGATACAGTGTCTGTTATTGATAAAACCTGTAAGCTGGCTGATATTTCGTACCCGCACACTTGGGAAATGGATTTCGATGACCAGGCAGTCTGGGCAGATATGAAAACGTCTCCGGTTGGCATTTTCCAGTTCGTTGAGGACTTCGCTTTTGATTCGCTCAAAAAATACGATGTTCACAGCATCGCAGATCTGAGCTTGGTCACGGCAGCCATTCGACCCGGCGGTGCTTCTTACAGAGATAAGCTCTTCCGGCATGAAGCAAATCACAATCCGTCGCCTGAAATCGACGAGCTGTTAAAAGATAGCCTGGGCTGGCTTGTCTTTCAGGAACAAACCATCGCGTTCCTCCAACAGTTCTGTGATATGAGCGGCGGTGATGCAGATAGTGTTCGCCGTGCAATCGGTCACAAGAACAAGGCGGAGTTGGATGCGGCAATGCCTCGTATCCTGAATGGCTATTGTAATCACTCAACAAAATCAAGAGAAACCGCCGAAACAGAAGCAAAAGAATTCTTACAGGTCATCGAGAATTCGGCCTCGTATCAGTTTGGTTTGAACCATGCTACCGGGTACTCTATCCTTACATACTATTGTGCGTATTATCGCTATTACTACACCCACGAATTTGTAACGGCACTTCTGAACACTGCGGACACGCAAGAAAAAATCGTTAATGCGACCAAGCTTGCGAATGAACGTGGCATCCAGATCATGCCCATCAAGTTCCGTCATTCCCGGGATGAATATGTCTACGATAAGACAGACAAGAAAATCTATCAGGGAATGGAGTCTATCAAGTATCTGAACAAGCGGCTCAGTCGTGAGTTTTATAAGCTCCGCAACCATAAATTCGATTCTTTCATTGACTTGTTGTTGATGAACCAAAAAAGAAAAATTGCGGACAGTAGGCAGTTAGGGATTCTAATTGAGCTTGATTTCTTTTCTGAATTCGGTAATCCCAATCAGTTGTTGGAACAGGTTGATATCTTCAATAACTTCCTTGATGCAAAACAGCTCAATAAGGACGAGATGGACAAGCTTCTGTCTCACGACATCATGGCCAAACTGTGTGAGAAAGAGACCGAAAAGAAATATGTCAACGTAGACTGGATGAAAATCGTTCGGCTGCTCTGCGAAAAGACAGATACCGTAAAGACTCCTATCACTGACAGAATAAAGTATGAAGGTGACAACCTTGGCTACATCCAGCTTACAATGCCGAAGCTCAAAGATTCTTACATCTACGTCTTGGATATTGATGGTAAGTTCGCCAATAAAACTGTAAGCGCCTACGTCCTCAAAACCGGTCAACAGCGCCGGCTTAAGGTGAAAGGCCGCACTCTGGAAGCTGCCCCAATCGAGAAAGGCGACATCCTTCGCATTGATGAAGAGCGGGAAGAAGGCCGCTGGTCGAAAGACGAGCAGGGTCAGTGGATTCAGTCCAAGACCGACAAAGAAACGATTCTTCGTAAATACGTGCATGTGCGGTGAAAGGAGGTGACAAAGTGACATATAACGAAATCACTCAGATCCTCAAGTCAATGGTGATTATTGTGGATGACCGCGAAAAGAACACTCCACTTCTACATCAGCGGCTCTCATCGTTCCCGTGTGCTTATATGCGTAAGAGACTGGATTTCGGTGACTATAGTGCTGAGGTGACACTGCCCAATGGCGAAAAATTCTCGTTGGCAGACAAAGTAGTGGTCGAAAGAAAATATGACTTGACAGAGATTTGCGGAAATTTCACAACGAATCGCATCCGGTTCGCAAAAGAGTTCGACAGGGCTGCGGCCGCTGGAGCAAAGACGTACATACTCATTGAAAACGGTTCATGGGAAAAGATTAATAACGGTGCTTACCGCAGTAAGATGACTCCAGCTTCATTGCTGGGCAGTCTCACCACATGGCTTGCTCGATATAACTGTCAGATCATCTTTTGCGAGCCAGATACTACATCATGGCTGATCCATGCGTTTCTTCTGCACGAAATGCGTGAAGCTCTGACCCATTATGAACTACCGCAAAAACCCAAGAGAACAAGAAAGGGGACTGAAGATGACATCATCACTTGATTTCGAAGGCGAGCTGATTCTGGACGGTGTGCTGCTGGACAAGTTGGAAACACTGACAAAAAAGCTTCAGAAGGCCACAAAAAAGACCGACAAGGCAACAATCTTGTTAGATGCCAAGAACGAGATTGGTGAGAATCCGTTGTTTTTCTTCCTTGATTTTATTCTCGATCCGCAGATCACAACAGGGATCTCTAAGGCCAAGATCAACAAAAAGGTGCGAATCGTGGATGAATTTCCACACACTTTCCAAGATATCTGCTTATTCCTGGCGGAGTGCAACACCGGCTCTGACATGGCTTTGTCAATGGCAGCCAGTTATATCTACTGGAATGCTTCACATAAAGATTTTCTGATTCGAGTGTTCACTAAGAATTTGCCCCTGGGTGTTGAAGCTGCTACGGTCAATAAGATTTTTGACAAAGTGGTCATTCCGGTCTGGGAAGTCCAGCAAGGATATCCTATCGATAAAGTCAAACTCAAGCCGGGCACCTGGTTCAGTCTCAGCCGCAAGATGAATGGTAACCGGGGTACATTCTACCGTGGCAAGTTCATTTCCCGTCAGGGACAAGAGTTTACCGGCCTCGACCATATTAAGGACGACATCATCAAAGAGCTTGGCGATGAATCGCTGATTGATGAATACGTTTACGATGGCGAGCTGGTATACCGTAATAGCAGAGGGCTATCAGACGGCGAGGCATTTCGGGTTGGCACTGGTATGTTGAACTCGGATGGAGATAAAAGCCAGATCAAGTTCGTTGTGTTTGATTTGATTCCTACTGATGAGTTTGAGAACGGCAAAGGCAGCCTTCCTTATGAAGATGGTTCTTTTGTTACGCCATATAAACTCCGTCGTAAATGGCTTGAAGATTTAGCCGTTACGATCGAGCAGAAAGGGCTCAAAAATATCCAGGTCGTGCCGATGGTCTACGAAGGTACTGATCAAAGTGTGATTCCTCAGTGGCTCGATTATGCAGTCAAACATGATTGGGAAGGGCTCATGCTTAATACATCGGTTCCTTATAAGCGGGCGCGTCACACTGGCTGTCTTAAAATCAAGCGTTTTTATACTGTTGATCTTCGTGTCACTGCAATTGAAGAGGGTCAGAACCGTCTGGCTGGTACGATGGGTGCTCTGGTTGTTGATTACAAGGGTAACGAGCTTCGTGTTGGTTCCGGTTTTGATGATGCTACGAGAGCTACCGTGTGGGCGAATCCGGGTGATTATATCGGACGTATCATCGAATTAAAGTACAAAGAGGTCACAATGGATAAAAAGACCGGCCTTGAGTCACTGCAATTCCCGACCTTTGTACGATTCCGTGATGATAAGAATGAAGTGAGTTACGGCTAAGGAGGAGTTATGAATCTTTCTAAAAAGTCCATTAAGCACATTCTTAGGATTCTGGATAACAAATGTATCGAGATCCCTACAAAGACATCTGCTTATAGCAGCGGTGGACGTAGAATTTTGACTCGTGATTTTGAGCCAAAGGAGTCACACGGAATGAATGACTGGCAGCGAATCGTCTATATACCGTCCGAAGGATATTTCTACGGAATTTATAATGGAAAATCGGAAAAAGATTGGGGTATTCCAGATATCTGGTCTCCTGCTCAACTTGCTGATTTGTGAGGTGTCTTATGATTGATCTCAGTAAATTAGCCGTCCCAAAGAAAGAACGACTTGAAGTTCAACTTACCGATGGCACAGAAGAACACAATATCAACTACGTCATTACGTCTCTGGCTACGATCAAAGGCGATAAGATCTATAAAAACTTCCGTCTATATTCTGTGGCCGATGATGGCCAATTGACTCAGCTGGAAAAACGGGATAGCGACCCATATTTCGAGGTGCTGAAAGGAACGGTGTATGAACAATGAGAAGTGGCTTTTTGAAAGGTATCGACAAGCATTACGAGAAATTACAATCGCCCAAAATCATTTTGAGTGTTGCGAGTCTGATTATATCGATTGCGCAATTGATGATCTCGTTCACGCTGAGAAAGCTTTCGACCGAATCTTAAAGGAGATTCGCAATGAAAAATTGGACACGTCGATATTTAAGACTTAATTATCAAGATGAATCTCTCTGTTGGCGGCTTCGCTATGGAGAACGCTTCGAAATTGTCGCAGAACTGGATGAATTTTATTTTCTCTGGGCACATGGCACGATGATTGCATTCCCCAAGTACGGCAAGTACGCATACGACATTGAAACAGAGATCGTAAATACTGAATAAGGAGGGAGGTGAGGTCCCATGCGAGGGATCAATCAAAGAGAGCTTGGCCGCAAAGAACGCGCCACAGCAGAATGCGAGCGTCAGATTCGGCGCTACGGATATGAATGTGGTGAGGTTATTACATATAAATTGTCGCCAGAACAAATGAAACAGGTTTTGACAGGCAGAAAAACAGTAGATGATTTTATCAAGGAGGGGCAGTAAATGGAAGTCGAATTGATTTCATATTCACAGCCGGTAAAGAAGGATGCAGACAAGAATCCGCTCAGTATTGCAGAGCTGGCAGCAAGTGTCTGTTATGATTCTGAGCCGACTGAAACTTATCGGATTGCAAAGGGATGCAAGGCGACCGGACACACATCGGTGCTTGAACACATCAGCTTTACGTTCCATGTCACCGGTGTCAGTCGAGCACTTCTGGCGCAGTTGAGCCGCCATCGGCATATCAGTCTGAGTGTTCGCAGCCAGCGCTATTGTGATGAAAGCGTTATGCAGTATGTCAATCCATTCAGTGGGGAAGACGCGGATGTATTTGATGGCATGATGGCAGATATCGCCAATGACTATCGTATCTTAAAAGAGTATCACGGTGCTGCCAATGAAGACGCTCGTGCTGTTTTGCCCAATGCCTGCTGTACTGAACTTTATGTCACCATCAACGCACGGTCACTGATTGAAATGAGCCACCTGCGGCTCTGCACTCGTGCCCAGCGTGAGATCCGTGGACTGTTTATGGCAATCAAATTCCAGGTTTCTCAGGTTTGCCCTGAACTCGGCGCATGGATGGTTCCGTCCTGTGAAGCGAATCCTAAGTATCCGTTCTGTCCCGAGGGGAGTCGCTGCTGTGGCCGCCACCCGAAGCTGGCAGATGTTTATAAACCCAACGAGAGATAAGGAGATTACATATGAGCAAGATGTTCAATATCGAAAACTGCGATGTCACCATGGAAAATGGCTGCCTGCGTCTGATCTATCATACCGACGAACTGCTGATGCCTATGACTCTGGCAATCAGCAAGACCTATCACGATCTGAACGAAAAGGGCATGTATCTCTTTGGTCAGGAGGACTGGGTAGGGAATGTCGTTGAATGGAGTATTCGGAAGGAGAGTCCTATCTGGCATAATCTGCTGGCCGACATCTATAAGAATCATCACGATCTGTATTCTTCTATTATGGTTACTCCGGAAGACGATGAATATGACGATGATGTTGATGAAAACGACAAGGTTCTTGGTTACCTGACTCTTGAGGCCACTGGAGACATCGACGAGAAAACCGGCCACCGTATCGCTCATTTCAACACTGCCGATCTGGAGGCTTTGGACAACGGCATTCTTCACGTTCTGGCCGAAGCTTGCGGCATCAAAGATGGTGAGTATATGTTCCGCGACGAACTGATCAATACTATGAGCCAGCAGGATATTGATATGGACGATTGCGATTATGACTGTGAGAACTGCGATTGTGCCGAAAAAATCTCTGATGGTGATGTTATCTGCCACCTCGATGAGGATGACGATGAAGAGGATGACGAGGAAGACCTGTGTGATGGCGATTGTGACCACTGCAAGAGCGATGCACCTGCTACCGATAGCGACTGTTCTTGTGATCCAGATAAAAACGAAAATGCAGCACAACCCGATGAGCAGCCGTATGAGTATGTGGATGGTCCCGCTCACTATCATGGCACTGAGTGCATCGAGAATATGCGCAAGCTGTTTGGCGACGAGGCTGTCCGCTGGTTCTGTATTTGCAATGCCTACAAGTATCGCTTCCGTGATGGTTCCAAGCCCGGTGTAACCGCAGAGCAGGACGAGAAGAAGGCTCGTTGGTACGAAGATTATGCCGTGAAAATGATGAACGAACAGCGCTACTATTGATTTGGAGGTGATGAAATATGGAGTATGTAATCAAACGCAATGGCGTAAAAGCTCCGTTCGACAAGTCTAAGATCGTGAATGCAATCGAAAAGGCGATGACCACCACTCCCGGCGGTATTGACTCTCGTGTATCGAATGCAATTGCGGATCATATCGCTGAAATGCCAGACACTCTTTCTGTCGAGCAGATTCAGGATATCGTCATTGAGCAGTTAAAAGCAAGTCCTTTTGCTGATGTAGCTGAATCTTATAGCCACTGGCGAAAGCTCCGTCAGGAAATTCGCGACAAGGAAAAGACGAATGCCAGTATCCTTGAAATCATCGACGCTAAAAATGATGCGATCAATCAGGAGAACAGTAATAAGAACCCAACGGTCAACAGCGTCCAGCGTGACTATATGGCCGGTGAGGTATCAAAGGATCTAACCGCTCGTCTTCTGCTGGACCCGGAGATCGTTAAGGCACATGAAGATGGCTTGATTCACTTCCATGATGCAGATTATTTTGCTCAGCACATGCACAACTGCGATCTGG